AATGGCCGAAAAGATGCGGAAACGATCTATAAAGAGAAGAGCAAAACTCCTGAAAGCCAGATACGACAAAGCCCTGAATAATCAGGGCTTTGTCGTATCAAATATGGCGGAGGCGATGGGATTCGAACTCATGGACCTGTTACAGTCGACGGTTTTCAAGACCGATATAGCGACGTAATCAGACTGCGGCTTGTAGCGATTTTCCGTCCCATTACTTTCACTTTTTAGCATCGCTACAGACCGCATTCTACAAGGGGCCTGCCTCGAGTTATGGAACGGATTTTTTGGCTATTTCGATGGTTTGGTTATGGCATCGATCCGACGGTAAGGCCGGCCAATGATGTCGACTTTGGCATGAAACAGCAGCAAACTTGTCTCACCAGGCAATCGGGATTGCCTGAAGAGTGATTAAGCCTTCGCAGATGGCTTCAGCCTGAAAGTGACACCCATACGGTTGAATGCATTCATGGCGGCAATTGTCGCGGTCAAATCGACTAGATCTTTAGCCGCAAATACGGCGGAGGCAGCCGCATATGCGTCGTCGGATACGTGAGTTTCTCCAACCCGAGTCACTTCTTCAGCCCAAGCCAGCGCAGCACGCTCCTGATCGGAAAATAAATATGCTGCTTCGTGCCAGACTGGAACCATAAGGACTTTATCTACCGACATGTACTCTTTGATTAGATCGCGAGAGTGCAAATCTATGCAATAAGCGCAGCCGTTGAGCTGTGATACCCGAAGAAACACCAAGTGAATTATTGAAGGCGGCAGGTCAGTACCCGTGGTGACGTAATGATGCAAACCGGTCATTGCTTTTGCTGCACCAGGAGATACTTCGAACCAATTTTCGCGAGACATTTGAACTCCTCAAGATTGGGTAAATAGACAAGCTAAGCTTTTGAAAGAGCTTATTTTGTTGACTCTAAAGGCTATGCTCGGCGGGGTGTAGATCCAATTTTATTATTTTTTATTAGTCCATTTTTGAATGGCGGGGGGGATCACCGGGAGTCGCGTGAGTCCGCCGCCGATACTTATCAGAGGAACAGACCGAATTCTAAAAGGGGCTTGCTTTGAGCTATGGAGCCGATTTTCGGACTATTTTGATGGTTTCGCGATCGCCCCGACGCGACGGTAAACCCGCTCGGTGATGTCCCCTTTCGTGTGCCCGAGCAACAGGCTTGCGTCGCCGACATCGCTGATCTCCGACGCGGCCTTGGGGCGAATGTCGCGGAATTGGAATTCCACGATCCGGCTGGCGAGCAGCTCGTCACCTTTCTCAAGCGCTTCCATTTTTGCGTTTTCCCGAGCCGCGTCCCAGCGCTTCCTGAGCATCGTGGCCGTCATCCGTTTACCGCTCCGGTTGATGATCAGGTAACTCGAAAGGTGCTGGGCATTTCGCTCTGTGATTGCCGCGATCAGCTTGCCCAGACTGTTTAATTCCCCGCCGGACGTGATCTGGATTCGAAGCTTCTTTTGAGTCTTGTTTTGCTGAACGGTAAGATACCCGCCTTCAACATCATCCTTCCTCATGACCAGCACGTCTGCCGGCCGTTGGCCGGTCAGGTATGCCAGGTCCATCGCTTCTTTCAGCTCCTGAGCTGCCTTCTTGTACACCGCCTCCCAAACCACATCATTCGCGTAATAGTCCCTCGGCGTTTCCTTGTTCTTGCGTACACCCTGGCAGGGGTTTTCCTTTGTCGTCAGGCCCCACTCCCGGGCAATGTTGAAAATATGAGAGAGGGTCGCGATCTCGCGATTTGCCCGAACCTTTGCCGATCGGGCATCTCGATATCCGGCAATCGTCGCTGGCGTGATCGAGTCAATCGGTGCGCTGTCGAACATCGGCCGCAACTGCTTGATCTCTGCCAGGTTGTCCTTCTGGGTGCGCGGCGCCTTCTTGGGCACCACGTCGCGGATGTACCGATCGAAGATGCCTTTCATGGTGCGCAGATCGAGCGGCTTTTCCTCGGCTTCCAGCTCAGCCCACTTCAACCGGGCTTTGTCGAGATCCTTGCCCAGCGGTATGTCCTTTCCGAGCAGGTCGCGGTAGTAGTAGGCCGTCCAGGTGGTTCCGTTCTTGCGTTTGCGGGATCGTTTGTACATCCGTGGTGGCAGGTGGTGGTGCTCGGTCTTGCGGGGGCGCATATCAGTTCACTCGCGAGAAGTCTGGCGTCCATGCCGGCGCGGCCGGCGGTGGGTTCGGGTCGGCAATGGTAGGGCTGATCATGCCCAGCTTCATGCGGGCGTACATGCGGCCCACCAGCGGGCGCTTGCCCCGGCTTTCGACAAACACCCACTGGCGGTCAATCAGCCAGCGGCGTTGGTAGGCCCTGGCCTTGTAGCCGGTGAGTTCGGCCAGCTCCTCGTCGGAGAGGATTTCAGTTTCCATGGGATTCTCCACGCCGCCGGCGGCGGCAGGCTGTTGAGTAGGGGGGAGGGGTTATTGCTGGATCAGTTCGGCGGGGACCATGACCGTGGCGCCGCGCTTGGCGAAGACCACGGCGCGGAACACCGCGATGATTCGGGTTTCGCCGGGCTGGCGGTTGAGTGGATCGTTCGTCGCGTCGGCCAGCCACGGGTGCCGGTGGCCACGCTCGACCCAGACGCCGTACTTCGTGATCAGCTGCTCGGCGTCGGGCAGGGCGAAGAGATCCAGCTGGCCCGCGACGGGCTGTTGCTCACCCGCGATCGCGTTAATTGCCCAGTCCAGCGCCGGCCCGGTCAGTTCCTCGGTGCTGATGCTGACCAGGCGGTTCATCGCGGGCGCCACTTAGCTAGCTCAGCCGTTTCACAGTCGGCCGCCAGCTTCAGCAGATTTCGCGTGGTCGGTCTGAAGTTTCCAGTGTCCGGGCAATCTTCAAAACGGTGTCCGGCCGGGAATAAACCGAAGGGCCCACGCCATTCCCAGTTCATCTTCCAGTCTTCCCACACGGTGTAGGCATCTTGGCCTTCGCCCCAGTAGTCCAGGCCGCCGCCAACGCTTGGGTAGTGGCTGACGCGGACACCCTGCTCGTAAGCGCGTTCTGAAATATCCTCATCAATCCAAGCATCGCGATACAGCGCTGGATGAATCAGTACCAAACGCTTGCTGAGTTTCTTCTCGATTCGAGCTTTCATTGCCACGGCCCCTTGTAGATGAGGCAGGCCATGTAGAGCGGGGCGAAGATCATGGCGTCACCTCTGAGGCATCTGGAATTTCCTCGAACGTGTAAGTCCTGATGACGCGCTTTTCGACGCCGGAGACCTTGATGAATTTGGCCTCTTCAACCCAGGGGTAAGCGTTTGGCTGCCCGTGCTTACCGCCGCCGCTCATCACACAAAAGGCAAGAGCACGGCCATCGGGCAGGATGAAGGCCTTCACATCGACCTCGTAGTTGCGCTCCCAGCTGTAGTGGCACCAAGAAGCGATGCCGCGAACTTCCTCAGCCTCATAACGCACTTCGTTGATGGCGTCGTCATGCTCGTTTTTGTCGAATAGGGTGTCGAGTAGTTCGCCCGGTGCAGCGGACAGAAAACCATTGTCGATATTGCTGTCCTGTCCATCATCATCGGTGAATGTGTAGGCGTAGCCGAACTCAAGCCCCTTGCGCATGACGAGCAGCTTCGCCAGCTGGCTGGCAGTGAGCGTGTTTAATGAGTGGTGGATGTTTGCTTCGAGCATAGGGATTCCTTGCCGCTATAGCGGCTGACTTTGAAGGGGGAGGGAGTGGCCTTTTGCCTCAATAGTGCAATCGACCGGGATAGTTGAAACTGATAGTTCTGCTCAGGGCAGTCCACAGGAGAGGGACATGTCACACAGTCTGGATAGGCCTATCACCCATGAATACCGCGGTCACCAGCTGTTCGTGAAATTCGACTGGGACAGGCCCAACGACGAAACGCCGGTTGCAGCGCATGTAGTTGAGAGCAGTGAAATTCCCGGGTTCGCCAACACGGTCGCCGATCTATCTGGACCATGGCCGGATTATCAGGCTGCGCTCGCCGAGGCGGTGGCCACCGCTGAGCGCTGGATCGACAGTCAGTTGCCCTGACTTAAATTTGGCATCTTGCCGAGGTGGTCTTCGATGAACTGCTCGGTGAAGGGCTGGGCGACCTTTTCGGTGGTGTCGCCGATATGGTTCAGTGCGGCGCGGGCCTGCCAGGCCAGCCATGAAGTTTGAGTCCAGATCATCGAATATCTGTCACTGTGCTCATCCATGCTGAGCCCAATAGTTGAGCCGACGCCACGAATCTCGGACTCTTCGTCAGCCCACTCTTCGAACATGTCACGCTCACGCTGGAGAGATGGGCTGGGAGTTAGCGTGAACGTATCTCCTACATTGGCTAAAGCCGATCTGGTGACTTCTCGTAACTTTGTCAGGTGTGCCGTTGTGGATGCCTCCGCCGTTCCACATTGCATCCACTCTCGCAACAGTCCCTCCAGCCCATCAATCCGCTGATCCGCTGCGTTCAGGCGCTGCTGCAGGGCCTCCATCTTTTCCCGGCCCGCAGCGTCACGTGCCAGAAAGATCGAGTAAGCCTCCTGCGAGACGCGCACCGAGCGCCCATCGATCCCGAAATCTACTCCTTCGGCATCGATTGGCGGCGCGGGCGCAGCGGCCATCGCCTCGAACCACATCTGCAACACCCCATTCCCTTTCTTTCGCTCGGTCGTCATCGCGTCAAGAATCGATTGCGTAGGCTCGACCGGCACCAGTTTCCATTGACTGCTCATACTGAGCGCTCCCGTCAGTTATCCGAATTGGTGTAGGTGCGCCAAGGCACCTTCACGCCGTTTACGAGGAATCCCCAGTCACCGCGCCACTTGCTGGTGATGAAGAGGGTGATGACGCCGCCGGGGGATACCTGGTCGATGCGGTGGTATTCGCCGTGGTTGAGGCGGGCGGTCTCACCTGGGCGCCGATCGATGTATTCCGTGGCCTGTGCGCTGGCGGGCACGTTCAGCCCAGACAGCACTGGGTCTTCGTGATCGAGCAGACGCTGCTCTGTGTACCAGCCTCGCAGGATGATCGTGCGGGCGTTCCACGGGTGATCATGCAAGTCCCGGTCTTCGTCCGGTCGCAGGATGTGGTGGATCCGGAACGACCGCGGGCACCACCAGAACCGCGCCTTGTGCGTCTCCCGGCTGTACGGGTTGAACAGCCACCAGCGGCCCATGTACATCTCGGTGCCGTCGGCGGACATGATGTGCTGGTACGGGGTGAGCTTGGCGCGGGCGATGAGCCAGTCGGCGATTGCTGGGCGCGCGAGCGCATTAGAAATTAGCTTCCAGATTCTCTCGGGCAAAATGGCATCACTCCGTATATCATAAGGATTCGGGTTACAAGGTTTTGTTAATTTCTTAGGAGAATCTAATGTCGAAGGAAGATAACAATCACGGTCTTTTACAAGGATTGAGCGCCTATGTGGGGCACGGAAGTAAAAACGAAGCTCCACTACCCCCACCATTCCTTAAATACCCCTTGGTAGATGGCCTTTGGTATAACAGCAAAGTAATTAAGCTGGATGGTTGGAATTTTCAAGCTTGTCGGTTCGATAACTGTCGATTGATTATTGAAACGCCTCATTTTACATTAAAGAATTGCTATATTGATGGTTCCAATGCCGTAGAGATTCAAGGTGTTCTAATGAATGCCGTTAAATTTTTGAATATGAATGGTCCTGTGGCAACTCATCCATTCTATCAGCCAATTAGAAACCCTGACGGCACTGTAAGTATCGGAGCTTGATATGGAAGTCAAGGCGAGCGGTACTATTGAGCTGGTTCCGAAAGGTAATCAGGTTGCAGTGACACTTATATTCATTATTGCGGCTTTATTTCTTGCAGGTTCCGTTTGGTTGGAATCTCAGGGCAAAAGTTTCTTCCTGTCGGCGGGAATTGGATTTAGCTTTTTAATTGTTGGCTTTGTTTTTTGGTGGAAGTCACATAAGAACGAGTCGTTACAAAAAGCCCATCCTTTTACATTAAAAGTAGGAGACGGCGATAAGGCAGTGGAGGTGAGTGCCGATGCTCGATCCCTGCCCGCCCTCGACTATTTGAAAGGCATTTTAGGTCATTACTCCGTAGTGTTTCATAGAGAGCCACTGCCTGAGCCAAGCGGTACTGTCGATAATGCTGGGAAACCGATTGATGGCACCCTCGAGACATCGCTAGCTATTGCTAGGAGTGCGAACGAGGCTGCTCAAGAACAAGCGAACAAAGTTGCTCAGGACATTTATTCACGCGCTCAAGAGCTCGGTCCAATCGCTTCGGGATCACCAGTGGTCGATCACATAGAAGACGCGTCGGCACCTGAATGACAACTGATGGCTGGCGGGATCCGCGTAAGTGGGTTATTTGTGCTCGGCCCGGCGTGGCGCCGGATCAAGGAGTGAGCTGTGTCCAAAAAACTGGAGTTCTGGGGTGTTCTGGGAACCGTCATCTACTTGATAGTGATGGCGACTACAGTAGCCTTTAAATTTGAAAGCTTTATCAATCTGGAATTGAATGCGCTTGGGGATTTTCTGGCAGGTGCCTTCGGGCCGATTGCTTTCCTGTGGTTAGTTCTTGGGTTCCTCCAGCAAGGAAGAGAGCTGAAGTTGAGTTCCGATGCTTTACAACTTCAAGCAGAAGAACTTAAGAATTCCGTGGTTCAGCAAACTAAAATGGCCGATGCTGCAATGCAACAAATCGAATCGCAGCGAATTTCTCTAGAGATTCAGCAACGTGAGTTCGAGCGCTCAATATCTCCCGTGTTCAGATTCGAGCAAGGATCGAGAGGGGGAGGTAATGTAGGAAGGCCAGTCAGATCAGTTTCGAGGCTTGTAAACAGAGGGCAAGAAGTTTCAGATGTAGTGATAATTTTGAGCCCAGGTATTGGTGGTAATAATAAATTCGTTATCCCGATCGCAGGTGTCAACAGTTCTCATGATGTTGCGTTTGATTTTGAGTGGCCTCATGAAAACCTAAGCGGTATTTGCTCTCTCTCATATTTACGATCTGACGGAAAACGAATTTCAGAAGAGTTCACTTATAAAATTCCTACTGAGAATCCATTTGTCTTAATTGAGAAAGAATCACAAGAACGTTAGTTTTCCTGATTTGGCGGTATGTCGACTTCGTCGTCAGGCTCTGGAGGATCGTCGGCCAGCGACTTCATCCCGGCGGCCTGAATTATGCGCGACACCTTTTCAGTAACAACAAAAGGTGTCGTGACACACTTCAGCATCTGGGCCTGGGTTTCGAAGTCGGCGGCGATCAGGTTCCGCAGCAGGTTCTGATACACCTCCTGCTGGTTGTTGAAGCCGTGATCCTTCATCACCTTCTTCAGGTCTGGCTTGAACACGCCGGCGACCTCAACCGTAAACTTCTCGACGCCCAATGCAGCGTCCTTCGCTGCTGCTTTCTCGCGCTTCTTGCGCTGCTTGATGGCTTCCGCCGTCAGTTGCAGCTCCACCGGCGCAAGTTCCTGTTCTTCGGCCATGGCCTACCTCTTCAATTCCGCTGGCCGGCAAGTCACCGGATGTTGTATGTATTCTCCCAGCTCACACTGGCAGGAGGCCGACATGAGGTTGCAGAGCGATGTGGATGCGCTGGCGGCGATCGAAGAGGACGCCAAGGCAATGCTGAAACGGATAGGACTGCCAGACGACGCAGTGAAGCTTGAGATGGCCGTGTTTCTTCGGGAGGTGATCGACCTGGCCGGCTACATGGAGTCGAAGCATCGGCTGGTTGAAGCACCGGCGTTCGTCTGAGCTGGCGCATCGCCGGCCTTTGCGGTATTTGTGTTCGGCCCGGCATGGAGCCGGATCAGGCGGTGTAGGCGCGCTCGAAGTCGTTGGCGGGATACTTTGGTTTAGCGCGGTACTGCTTGAGCGCGGCCTTGTAGCTCGCCTTCGCTTCCTTCATTGTCGGAGCCCAGTCACCAACAACTTCGAGCTCCTCATAGGGCGACCAACGCGAGAAGCTGTAATGGCGCCGATACTGGCGGTACGCGCTTCCTCGGGGATATCGAACCATCCGATATTCGTAATTCCCCCAATTGCCTCGCTGCTGATACTGCGGCATGTTGATGCCAAGGAAGTGAGCGAAGCCGTCGTAGCACTCGCTCTCGTCGCGATAGTCATCGAACTTGGTGCGCTTGGGAGGTGGTGGTGCAGGTGGCATCGCAGCAACTGCGAACTGTTCACCTGCTTCGGTGGCGTAATAGAGGATTTCGCTTTGATCGCAGAACGCCGGCGGCTTGCGAGTTCCCATCAAGCCGATCGACACAAGGGCCTCAAGACCTGGAATGTCGTCATGGCCAGGACCAGCAAGAAAGCGGTTCCGATACACGTGGCGACTATCGCGGCAATCTGGTCGCAAGCCCAGGGTGTGCCATAGCAGTTCGATTTGTGCCTGAGTTGGCTTGCTGTCCATTGTGTTCTCCAATGCAGGCGCCGCCCTCCGTGACCGGTGGTGGTATGGTGGCAATTTGGTTTTTTTTTGTGTTTAATCGCGCTCTTACGAGCCGCACAGGACGTGCTCGGTAAGGGAGAGGTGTCGTGGATAAAATATTATTAACCGCTTTTCTTACGGCTTTGGCTGGTTTCATCACAGCAGCTCTAAGCATTGTGAAACTTGTGAATGAAAAGGAGAGTAAAACTTCAGAGTATCGGCAGTCTTGGACAGACTCTGTGCGAAGCGCATTCTCCCAGCTTATTGGAAATATTAATGCTCAAGCAACGCTTAGCGTAATGAATTCGTCGATGTTTGATCATTTTGTTCAGTGGAAAAAGGAGAAGCCTGAGAAGGAGGAAAGTCAGCTAGCGACCGATACCAGAAAAGAAACGATAAGAATTTCGCAGGACAAGTGGAGTGAGGGAATTGCGGCTTACCGTGAGCTCAACCAGCAAATTTATCAGGGATATGCGCACGTGCGGCTGCACTTCAAGCCTGATGAGCCCACGTTTGCACGGTTTGAAAATAAATTTGATACATGTATGACTTTGTTGGGCGAACTTAACAGCACTGACGAAAAATCCAAACGGCTGCAGTTGAAGGAAAAGATACACTCCGCTGCTAATGAAATGACGGCGATATCAAGGGGGATATTGAAGATAGAGTGGGAGGCCGTAAAACTTGGTGAGCCAGCATATAAAAGTACCAAAAAATGGTCGGTTTGGTTCTGCGTAGGAATGTTCGTTGTGCTATTGACGATTGGCTCTCATGCGATAATTTCTTACGTTAAGACGCCTGCATCTCATGAAGTAGCAAGTCAAACTGAAACTAAGTAAAAATACTGTCAAGTGCAGCTAAATACGTTCAGCGACAGGCTGCGCGATCTCATCGCCCGGATCTTTACGAATTTCAATTAAGCTTTGTGTGTAAAATTCCCGCGCCACGTTTTCGCTAATCACGATTTCTTGGCGCGCTTTCAACACTTCCCGCGCACCTTCACGACCACGCGAATGAACGTAGTGCAGTTCGCCGGCCATTACGGACGCCCGCTCGGTGTCTTCAGCCCGCGCCATGAGGTCGGCGAGCATCTGCTTCTCTCCAGTCCGCACTCGGTGCCGGAGCTCTTCCTCGCCAAGCTCCTTGCGTTTCGCCGCGCTCTTTGCAGATGGCTGCTGTTGAGTTGCTGTCATGGCCTACCTCTTCAATTCCGCTGGCCGGCAAGTCCAGCCAGGTCTGTCGGCGGCGCGTGGCCGCCCGGTTGGTGGTTCGCTTCATCGAAATGCCGGCTTCAGCTTTGGGAAGTCGATCTTGTTGTCCCGGACGATCCGGTCGAGCATGTTGTAGCTGATCGCCAGAGCCTTGCAGCACTGGCTTCGGTTCATGCCGCCGTCGATGCAGGCTCTTATCTCACTGACCAATCGCGCTTCCAGATCAGGCGGCGCCTTGTTCGGCGCCGTACCGGTCTTCTGTCGCACCTGGAAATTTATACCGTGCTTCGAGGCGATCGCCTTGAGCGTGGCCAGGGCGATTCCTTCCCGCTCGCAGATCTCGTTTCGGGTCAGTGTCTTGGCCATTTCGCGGATTCGCGCAACGCGTGCAGTCGTTTCGTCCTTCACCTTCGGTCGCTGAAAGCTTGGCGGATGCTTTCGCTCAGAGGTGCTGGTGAACTTGATCGGCGCCGGTTGTGGCACATTGATCTTTCCACCGGCAGCCAGGAACTGAGCGATTTGCTCGGAGAGCTCGCTGGCGTCCTGGCGCCGTTGTTCGACGTCGTTGAGATGGTTGCTGATCATGCCGCCACCTTGACCAGCTTCACGCCAGCCATGCTGAACTTGGCGCCCTGAGCGGCCACCAGAGCATCAAGCTTTTCCCAATCCACGGTCAGCACCGAAATCGGAGCGTGACCGCCGGCGACGGCATGGATCAACGCTTCCAGATCGAAGACCTCAGCCTGTAGGTTTGTCGGCGCCGCAGTGGTGGTTGCTGGCTTCGCGGCAGTCTGAAGCGGCGCGGCGGCTTTCACCGGTGCCGGGCTTGCGACTGGCGCGGGCTCGATCGGCGCCTTGGCTTTCGCCTCATCCTCGATCCGCTTCAGCTCCTGCTGGCGAATCTGCTCGCGCTGTGCTTCGGCTTTCTGCTCTTCTGCCTTCTGGTGTTCCGAAATGCGCAATTTGATCAGCGTGATCAGATCGTCGTTCGCCTTCATCACCAGCTGCTGAATATCGTTGAACAGGAAAGCGTAATCGGCCGCCAGCTCGGCCAAGCTGGCCAGGTTCAGGCGAATTGCGTCCGCGGCCTGGCTCGCGGCGATTTTCGCGCGGGCCAGCTCAGTATCGACAGCGTCCTGCAAGCTGGCGATAGTTCGCTTATTCTTCATGGCGCCGGCGAAGTCTGCGGCGACTGCCGGCAGGGAGACCCGGCCCAGCGTCTTATTGATCGCTGCGACATGCTCTGTCAGCGACTGCTCTGCTTTCTGCTTGATGCTGGTCTTCACCAGCAGCTCTTGAGCTTTCACCAGTTTGTCTACCTTCAGTCGAGTCTCGCGAGCGTGAGCGCTTATCCGATCCAGTGAGGAGAACAAGTCGTCGATGGTCTGGGTTTGAGATAGTGCCTGTTTCTTCGCCGCCGCAACGGCCTCCTCAACATCGCCGCACCATTTCACGGCCTTCTTGGCGTCGGCGAAGTCCTGATCTGTTACCAGCGCGGTCTTCACCGAGTCGATGACCGCTAGTGCAGATTCCTCGAACACCTTGAGGTTGCTCGCGGTGACCATGCCGGTCAGCTCAATACGCAAGGCTGGCAGCTCGTCAGGTGCCTTGCCGACGACAATCGACGGCGCCTCGGCCATTTCGAAATTTGCCAGATCGGCCTCGAACTGTTTCCAGCCTTCGACCAGTTGCGCGGCGCGGCCGGCGACAGGTCGGTACTCCATGTGCACGAAGTTTTCGGCGGTGCCGTCGGAGCAAACGAAAATCACACGATCGGCGCCGCTCACCAACAGCTGCTGCTCGAGCTGCCAGAAGTAATGCGGCTCCAGAGCTTCGGCCCGCACCTGGGCAACCAGCGATTCATTCCAGAGTTTGTGTTCGAACAGCGTCTCGCCAAGCATCGTCGCGCCGTCCATGGACGCGAGAAGTTTTCCGTCGGTACCTACAACCGGGTACAGCTCTTCGCCGATCATCACTTCAACCAGTGGCCGGGCCAGCGCCTCAGTGGCGTGGCCTTTGTCGAAGATGTACTGCTGAGCCTGGGTGACTTCCGGCGCAATGCCGGTTTTCTTCAGCGTCAGCAGCTCGGAACGGGTTTGGTACTTCGAGGCGCCCATCATTGCTGGGGCCTCGGAGGCGGTGAAGTGCTGGGCGCGGAGTGCGTGCCACTCGGCGGAGCCCTGAGCGATGTTGTGAATTTTCATGCTGTGTCTCCGTCGATGGCTTTGAGGTTATGGATGGTTTCGATTTGGTCGTCGCGCAGTGAATATTTGCTGCTGACGTTGAGGATGATGTGTTCCGGATTGGTTCTGCCTGCGTCGATGAGCGGCCGCCACTTTTCGATGTTTTCCGTAAGAAGATCATCGGGGTAGGGTGGAAGGGCTTCTGGCTCAGGTTCTGGCTGCCGTTGCGGACTCACATCACGCGGTGCCTCATCGAAGATTTTTCCTTCCATCTCGTCAGCAGTCGGCGCCGATCCAACCTCGGGGAAGGCCTTGCGCAAGGCTTGAGCCTCAGCGCACTTGGCGAGCTGTGCAAACGCTCGTCGCTTCCACATCGAGTTCGGGGCCGCGGTGTCCTTGCTGGCCGTGGCGTAGTTTTCAAGCCAGCGTTCGTTCGCTGTGAACTCGGCGACAAGGCCGTTCGACATCTGGCGTTTCACCGTCACCCGGCACCACTCCGGATAGGTGACATCGACGCCGCCCAGCTTGGCGGTGATCGGTGGCCCGTATTCAGGGTCGCTGATTCCGGCGTATTGCCCGGTGCGCGCAGCCTGAATGCGGTATAGGCCAATGCCAGGCATCACGGTGTCGACCATCCCACGACCTTTTTGATAGATCGGGACGATGTGCACCGGTTTGAGCATTGGGTCGAGCTGAGCCGCCTTGCAGTAGGCCAGCACCATCACTACCGAGTTGTGTGCCGCGCCGGGATACAGGCTTCCGCTCAGGACTTCGACGAGTGCATCCTCGGAAAGGGCTGGCAGATGGTCAGCCTGTTTCATTACTGCGGACATGGGGAATCCTTGCCGCGCCCAGCGCAGCGATTGAATGCTTGGTTTATTGAGTGATGCGGTCGGCGAGGGCGCTGAGCAGCATCAGGAAGGTGAAAACGCCGATGGCGGAGAACGAACCGCGCCGGATCAGAATGCGGCGGGCCAGCTGCCGGGAGGTCATTCCAGAAACCTGCGCTTTACTTGGATCGGCTCGCACGTCGAAACACTGTCCTTCGAGGTGAAGTAGGCGAACATCGCGAAACCCAGAACGAACGCCAGAAACCAGTAAGTCAGTTTCATGGCCGAACCCTTGCGGCGATGCGTCCGCCTTTCATGGTCACCGACAGGCGCTGCGGGAGGTTGGAAACCAGCTCCTCGCGGCGCCGGCCGATCACCTCGTTGAAGGGCAGGCCGAAGCCGAGGATGGCGATGCGGCGCTCGATGTCGTCGAGCTGTTCATCGATCAGCGTTTTTACCGGTGGCGTACTCATGCAGCCTCCTTGCGGCGTTGGCAGGTGTCACGCAGCCGCTGGCAATAGTGGTTGAACTCGTCGATGGTGATAGCGCCGTCGGTGAAGAGGCGGGTGATCAGCTCCTGTACAAGCAAGCCTGTTTCTTCATGGGCGAAGGGGGCGGTCACACCATCGAGTGCTTTGTCGATGAGAATGTGCGGGCTCAAAAACCACACTCCTGCTCTACGCGATCGCTTTCGCGCTTGGCATCGCGGTACTCGTTGGCGTGCACCGCGACCAGGTCGCCAGCCAATGTTCGAATGATCAGCGGATCACCGCCGACGGCTTCGACGGCCCAGGTGTGCAAGATCCCGCCATCGCCGCGCCGGACCAGCTCGATAAGGATTTTCTCGATACAGCGGTCTGGGTCTGGATTCGCAGCCATGTGATCCGCCAGCGCTTCCGGCAGGTGATCAGCGTTGACCAGAACCTTGCTTCGTCCCACCGGATTCGGCGCTTCGATATGGCGCCGGCGCAGCAGATCGTCGACCGACTCGGTCAACCATTCCTGGCCAGCCTCTGTATCGAGATAATCGTCTTCCGGGATGAGCTTGCGTAGAGCTGACATGGTCGCCTCCAGGGTGGCGGAGTATTGATCCAACAAAACTCGAATGCACTCATCCGCTCCGCTGGTTGCCGTTGGGCGCGGAGGGGAGTGCATTCGGGATTGGTCGGGGTATTGATGACTAGCTGCGCGGGATCATTGCGATGCGACGCGCAGAAAAAAGCCCGCGTGAGAGGCGGGCTTCAGGGGGCAGACTTCAGAGGCAGTCGGATTTGCCTATCTGAAACTCGGCTACCGGTGAACTGGTTGAATCTTTGTACAAGAGGTCAACGGAAAGACCCGATTTCACGAATTGCCCTAACCCTTTTTCATTACAGAATGCAGTAGCTGCAAGCGCCTTTGCGTCCTTGGTGAATTCATCAGAATCGATTTCGTCTTTCGTGACTTTTGTGAGTGTGTAAGAGATACGCATGACCTCATCGCTGTAGGTCACAGAATCGACGCGAGTTGAATCGTCAGATACTTTTCCGGACTGGGCGCCCATGATGAGCGCGAGCCCTTTGAGCTGGCGTTCCCGCTCCTCCTTTTTCTCTTCCGGGGCAGATCGTGTGTGCCATACCTGAGCCAAGACAAAGAGCAACGTCGTTGCCGAAAAAAAGATTATCAATCCGCGATATTGCTTCAACTGAGATCACCGTAGCGAAAGGCCATTATCTATTGGACCATGCCGGTTGCACCATCTCAAGTTGGAAACGTCGTAGCGAAGCGGTGGGGCCGGCGAAGGATTCTTAGTCCGAGCCGCCGGCAACGAGCATGGTTACTCTACGGTGCAAATCCAGCGGTGGTTATGCCGGTATGGCGCGCGGGTAAAGTGGACATCTGAGACCAAATTCATTCCGCGCTGCTGGAGCGCCTCGGTCAGTTGTACGAGTGTCTCTGCTTGGATCGTCATTGCTGTCACCTCGTCAGATTTACTACGTTCATAATTCTTGACCGAGCGGGCAAGTTGCTAATTCATTTTTTCTACTTCGGCGATTGCTTAATCCATA